CCGATGATTACAGCTTGCCCATAGAATAGGTTTGTGCCTTCACCAGCAGGGTCGATTAGGTACTGGTTCGTAGAACCAGAGTATGGCATTCCATCCGCACGTCTAATCGGACGGAGACCATAGGGAGCCGCTGAAGTAGCCATAGCTCTCTCTCCTTCTCACCTAGTTTACATGCAGCAAGCAACCAATTAGTTCAATTGAACTTTTTAGCTACTTACCAAACGAAGTTCTAGACTGTCGCTCTGGTTTAAGGAGCGGCATTCTAGGATCAGATTGTTTTAGATAAGAGTTATCCACAGCAGCCATTTGGCTTTGGGCCTGTTGTAGCTGCGCTTCTCTCCTAGCCTCAACTTTTTCGGCAGAGTTCTGGCAAAGCAGCAATCCACCGACCTCAATATTGTCTTGGAATCGTGAGTCGATATCAGACATAGCATGAAGGTTTGGATGATCTTCTCTACGAACAGGTGTCCAACCCTCACGGAATTTGGAAGAAACATTCGATGTATCACTATTACCCTGTAAAGATGTGCGAATCCAGCGGTATTCAATACCATCTCTGGGTTCGGGGGTTGGTAACATCGAAGGTCTTTCCCATGACACTTTACGCTTTTCGCTTTCGCGATCTTCGTTTTTGCGTGAGGTTCTATTCGTCATTTAGATGCTTCCTTCATTAACTGCGCCGCATATTGCTCATTTGTCAGACCAAGCCGCTTGGCGAGAGAGGCTTGCGTTGAGGTCAGTCGCACTGTGCGTGGTCTCTTTGTCGTTTTGGACGGAGCGGCAACCACGGGGCCGTTTTGACGTTGGGGTGCTTCTTCCTCAAATTTCCCATCGTCAAATTTATCTGGAAAGACACGTCTTACATGTCTGTCTATTTCATCATAGTATCTATCACTTCTTGGATCAATACCTTCTGACACAAGTTTTTGATGAAGACCATATGCATATCCTGTCATTTCAGGGTCTTTTTCAAACCAATCATTTCTTTTACCCCACTCTATAGCTCTTTGATCGGGCTTTGGTGGCTGTTGAGTGGGTTGTTGATATTGTGGTTGAGGAGCAGGTTGCACCTGTCTTCTTTGAGGTCTATAGTTTTTTACACGATCTAGTTCAATTTGAAGTGCTGTTTTTTTCTCATCTGCTGCAATTAAAGCATCTGGATCGCCAACTTCATGAGCGGCTTTATATTCTGCTTTTGCAGAATTTAATTGAGATTCAATCCTAGCCTGAGCTTGGCCTATAAGTGTTTTCTCTCCATCATCTAATGTTTTCTTTAGGCTTTCATTTTCGGCTTTCATTTGTTGTGCGTATCGCAAAGCCTCTTCTTGAAGCCTTGCTGATTCTTCTTTAGCCCTTCGTTCTTCGTGATATTCAAACTTTAATTGTTTAATTCTCTTTTGAACTCCTTCAGAATACGAAGCTATTTCATCATCTTCTGGTATATCTGGCTTTGAATCCTCTGCCCTGCGTGGCTTACCTTTATCTTCTTCTGGAGTATCATCTATAACTTCAATTTCAAAAGAAGAATCATCTTCTACAACTACAGAATTTTCTTCCATAATTTCTGGTTCAGCATTTAAATTACTCATACTCTTGTATACCCCCTTGGATCATCAACAACGGCTTCTACGGTATCGTCATTAATAAGGCGAAACTCTTTGCCGTGTATTTTAAATCGTGTGCCAGAATAAGAACGAAATATAACAAAATCGCCTTCACTACAGTACGATCCATTAGGAAATCTTTTTTTGTCATTATAGGCATCTGGTCCCATTTTAATAACAAATCCAACTATAGAAGCAGTCTCTTCTGACATCCTATGTTGATCAGGCATAATAACACCACCATCTGTGGTGCCACTAACCTCTGGTATTCCTATGAGTATTTTATAGCCTTTTGGCTCTGGTAGCTGTGTAGCCACCTTTTCTTCAGTTGTTTTTTTACCTGTATACATTTACCTACCTTGCAGTGATTTAAGGTTCACAGTCACCTTGCGTGAAAAATTCACGAAGCTCCCAAATCAGAAATAGAATAAAAAAATTTAATCTTCAACCTCAAATCTTTTTTCTATTTCTTCCATTTCTCCTTCAATAAGTTTTAATGTTTCGTATCTCCCCACAAGTTTGCTGTATGATTCCATGTTTTCAGCGCCACCACTGGCTACAAAATCTTTAAGCTCTTCTTTGTGTTCATTGATTGCTCTTCTAAGAAGAACTACTATTGTTTCATCCATCTCCCTTAGTAAGCTCCTTTGCTATTTCTACCCCAAGTTTTGCTCCCTCTTTTTGAGTTGCTTGTTGTGTTTTATCAAGATCAGTTGCAAGCCTGACCCCAAGTCTTGCACCTTCTCTTTGATTCTCTGCTTCAATCTTCTTAGCGTCTAATTGAAGCTTTGCTGTATCCATTTTAATTTTATGTTGTAGTTCTTGTTGTTTTATTTGAACTTCAGCTTGTTGCATTTGTACAACTGGGTCTTGCTGTTGTTTTTGAACTTGCTCTTGTTTCGCCTCTGCTTGATCTTTTTGCAATAACTTGCCAGCGGCTTCCATTGTTAATCTTGAAATCTCAACCTCTACATCTTCTGGCAGTGGCTTATCTTGAGGTGGCATCTCAACACCAAGCTGTTTTTCTATTTCTTTCCGATACTGTGCTGCTACATGTTCGGTTATATGCGATGCCATAGATTGCTGTATTACCTGAGCAAACGGAGATTGACCAATCATCTGCATAATCTTGGGGTCTTGTGATGCTGCCATATGTACAGCGATATGAGCTTCGTGGTCTTGATAGTTAAAGACCTTTACAGGCTCCTGTTTCATAATCATCATGTTTTCTGTTACTGGGTCTGCTGGCTTTATTTCATCAGGTAATTTGATGATGTCGCTTGCATCTTGGATTCCAAGAACCTCCAACATTTGACGATGAAGCTTACCCATATCGTACAACTGAGGTGCCTGTTGTGCGAGTTGAAGTGCGGCTTGATATTGCATAATGCGTTGCGCCATAGTTGCAGCATTAGGATCAGACACGGGTATAACATCAACCCGTTTGTCAAAATCTTGAGTTCGATTGAAGTCACCATCCATCTCATAGGCATATTCTGCTGGCATATAGTCATGCACAATCTTAGCAAGCAGACGTAACTCTTTCTTCATGGCGGCATGAAGGCGAGCCTGAACACCAGACATCACCTTCATGGACCGCTCTAAAAGCGCAAGGGTTGTACCAACTGGTGCCTGAGCATTCATGTCACCGACTTGGATATCGGCAACGGACCCTATGCGCCTTCCCTCTTCGACAATATTTCCAAGCAACGAGTAGAGTACACCTGATGGCTCTTTGTAAGGGATGAACGTAATCGAATCCCGAATAGCACCACCCGGAACATCAACATCCCTGAACTCACCCGGCATAAGTGGCGTGTCATCCCCCTTAATACGAAGACCCCTAGCCTTAAGGCCAGCAGGTAAATTCGATAACGTGCCAGCGTCAATAAGCTGACGAAGGATAGAAGTTGCCGACTTAGCCAGCCCACCAATGAGATGTATAAGACCTGTACCGTAGAATCCAAGGCCCGGAAGATATTTATAATGCACGAAATGTAATCTTTTACTTTTCTTGGGATCATCCTCATACCAGTTTTTCCTGATGGCTAAAATTTCTTGAGATGATTTATCTATAGTTATTACATATGGTCTTGCTATACCATCAGGGTCGTCAAACTCTTCTGGCATGTTTATATCTACGTGCATCTCTAATATTGTGTGTCTGTCATCATCCTCTATAATTGCGCTTTCGCCATCAAGCTCGTCATATTTTTCCTGTATGTCAGAGAAGTCTGGCGCTGCATCTGGTAATTCTATATCACGATAGAACTCGCCAACCTGCAACTCCAGTATTTCATTTTTAGTTTTTTTCATGACATGCGTATATCTTGGACAAGTCATGAGGTCAGTTGTGCCATAAGATGCAACAAAGTCTTCTGATGGAACAAATACGGCACACGGCCTATCCATTAAAGGATCGTAATATACTTTTTTGAATGCAGAGCCAGCAAGCGGAAGCTTGAACAACATTTGCTCAAGTTCATCTCTGTATTCTGTCATCTCCTCAGTAAGAAGATAATTCATTTCTGTTTCTACACGATCAGCTTGATCTGCTTTTTCTGGTGTTAGTTTGCCCATAATCTTTGATCTTACAGGGCCGCTGGCTGGAAAAAGTTCTCCCATAGCCTGAGCTTGAAATCTCACTACAGCTTCAGTTAACACTGGGTGAAATACTCCAGAAGCCCCAGACCAAGGCTGCTGGCGCTCTTCTATTTTCATCCCTAACAGATCAAGACCTTTAACATATGCCCTAGCCCAATCAGATCGCGATTCTTTATCTGAGTTAAAGTCTTCTATTAACTCTGAAGCCATAGACTTTAAATCTGATTCATCTAGAAATTCTGCTAAATTTGAATCATGATTTGGACCAATAAGTTTTTCAGTGGTCTCTCCAGTAAAATCAATTATTACACCACCATCTTCTGTCTCCATAGAGACAGCTTCTGGATTTACAATTTCAACAGTTATCTCTTCTTCAGAAGGATTACCCTCTACATCTAAATCAGATGGAATCATAGATTTCTCAATAGCCATATAAACTCTCTCTGGTGTGACTTAGTTTACTGTACACAAAAAATATTATTTGGTCTATACGTTAAGTGGCGAAGCACGACAGTGGGGTCAGTCGCACCTCGCCGTGGGACTTTCGGGAGCGAAGCCCCATCCTGATTGTAAACAACTCGCGGTATGAAAACAACATGATAGACCCCGTTACGGCGATAGCTGGTGCTTCCGCAGCTTTTAACGCTATTAAAAAAGGAATCCAAGTTGGCAGAGACCTAGAGTCAATGGGCAAAGACCTTGCTCGTTGGGGTGGCGCTATGGCTGATTTGGACTTTGCTGAGAAGCAAGCACAAAGACCACCTTGGTATAAGGCTCTTGGTGGTGGTGTTGAAGCTCAAGCTATGGAAATATTTGCAGCAAAGAAAAAAGCTGAATCTATGCGAAAGGAGATGAAAGACTATATATCTTATTTGTATGGACCGTCTAGCTGGGAAGAAATTTTACAGATAGAAGCAGACTTGCGTAAACAAAAACGAGAACATGAATATCGTAAAATAGAGTTAAGACAAAAAATTACGGAGTGGACGCTTGGAGTTATATTGTTTATTATTTGCGTTGGCTGTCTTTTTGCATTGGTGCTATTACTTAGATCAGCTACTGTTGTCGATTAGTCCCAGAATATTGTTTTATCTGAAACAAATACTGGCTTGCACCAAGCCCTAGCCTTGATAGCATAATGATATCTACCACCCACCCATGTTTGATTAGCGGATGTTTCTATCTCTCTGGCAAAAAAATTGCACCTATGTATATCACGAAAGTACATTCCTTCTGTGTCTATGGGCAGACCGTCCATAGTCACAACCAACAGAAATGCTAAGAGCATTAGTAATACTCTTTGACCCTATGATATTTTGGTTCATCGTCCCAATCGTCCATTTCAGCCCTCACCCATCCACCTTGCCTAAATCTAATTAGAGCTTGTGACATAGAATCAACGTAATCATCATGTTCACCTGACGGAAATGCAGCGCATTCTTCTATTACATCATCAGCCCACTTGGTGGGTGGGTGCCATATTGAACCACTGGCAAATAAATCGGTAACAGCATTTACCCTTGCTATCTTATCCTGACCTCTGGATGGGGTAAACTCGGTTACCGCCATACCCATTGCCCTAAGCTCAAAGATCAATGGCGCACCAGAAGCTTTCTTTTCTACAATTAACTGATCAGGTTCATACTCAATATATTTTTCATACGCAGCACGTTTTAATTCTGGGAACTCAAGTTTTTCTTTGAATGCATCTAGTAGTATCAAGTTAGGTTGATCTCTACCCTCTTCATCTGGATGATAAAATACACCCCATGTGGTACAGGCACTATAGTCAGACCTCTGTGTTTTTAGAAATGCGGTGTCCCATGACTGCAATACTATCTCACAAGAGGGTGGCTTTTCTTTTTCCCACTCCTTCCACCATTCTCTTTTGATTAATGCACCTTCTTCTGCTGTTGGATTCTGTTGATATTGCGAGTTCCATTTAGAAGATGGGAGTTCTGCCCTCAATGCGTCCAGTTCTTGCTGTGACCAGAACTCAGGCCAAAGAGGATTACCTGAAGGCATGATTGCAGGGAACTCAATTAGCTCCCAATCGTCCATACCTGCACGATTTGAGGTAGATTTTAGTATTTGCCCTGTTAAATCACGCAATGACCAGCGAGTCATCACGACAATGATGGCCCCACCGGGCTGGAGTCGCTGCCTTGGGCCAGATGTGTACCATTCATAGACCTTATCGTAAATATCTGGGTTAAATTGACCTTGTTGTGCCTCTTGTTCGGAGTGAGGATCATCAATTATTAACAAATCAGCCCCTTTACCAGTAACCGCACCCCCTACACCTATAGCGAAATAGTCTCCACTCTTGTTTGTATTCCATCTACCAGCCGCTTTTGAGTCAGATGATAGGGTTATGCCACTAAAAACCTTTTGAAAGTCCTCAGATTGAATTAGGTTACGCACTTTCCTGCCGAAACCTACAGCTAATTCAGCAGTGTGTGCCGTTTGAATAACTTTCTTTTCAGGATACTTGCCCAAAAACCACGCAGGAAGTAGGTAGGACGCAAATTCTGACTTGGTATGACGAGGTGGCATGTTGATTATTAATCTTTTAAGCTCACCCCTAGCCACTCTCTCAAAAGCATCAGCCATTTTTTGATGATGTCTGCCACTAATAAAACTAGGCCACATCATATTAACAAAAGTAATGAAATCATCCTTAGCAGCAGTCTTGTTTTTAGCTTCCTCATACTCAGACAAAAGCTTCAGTAACTCTTCTTGCTGCGAAATTGGAAGAGTGCCTATCTTATCTTTGATCTGATTTAATTCCATACTACCTTTTTATCTTCCAAATGAATAATGTCTATATATAAATATATTCTCTCTCT